ATACTTGGTATCGTAAGCAGTACCAAGAGCAAGAGGAGTCGCGCTCGTATTATTTACGCGACCAATGGAAGTAACAGAAGTGTTAGCCACAATAGTTAAGAGAGAAGTTTGTGTTCGTTTCTCTCTAAGCGCTTAGAGAATCACATGAAGAGCCATGTGTTCAATTAGTTTTATTTATTGTCGTCTCTCCGACTGTCATGACTAAAGGTTGTCTCCCGTAGGAGGCCGATAGTCAAGAGGAACAGGGTCCGACTCTGAGGTGCCCTGCTCCAACCACACGTCTGTGGATTTCAGCCCGATACCGAAGTAGAGCGGAAACTACTTTTTCTTGGCAGTCTTTGCAGACCGCTTAAATTGTGCTGCTGTTGGAGCACCAGCCGATCCAGGCTTCCTCATCTTCTCACCAGAACCATTCTTGATACGAAGACGTTTGGCGTGGATATTGGCGTAGAGACCAGGCTTGGCCATCACGGCCACGCAGTGCCACCTGCTTGAACCTTGACACCCTTAGGGCTCAGTTCAGTCAGGGTTTGTGCTGCTTCACCATATGCGCTTTGAAACGCTTGGCTGTTTGCAGTCGTAGTCACGTATTGAACAGCAGATACCGAAGACACCTTCGGATCAAAAGGATTAGCTCGTGCCATGATTAACCAATAATAGGTGCAGTGTTTGTAGCGAGATCCAGAGGGAAGTTATGGGCATTGCGTTCGTGCATTACTTCAAAGCCCAAGCCAGCTCGATTGAGAATGTCTGCCCAGGTATTAATCACTTGGCCTTGATTAGTGATAAGGCTTTGATTAAAGTTGAAACCATTAAGATTGAAAGCCATGGTCGAAACGCCCAAAGCAGCAAACCAAATGCCAACAACAGGCCAAGCAGCAAGGAAGAAATGAAGGCTACGGCTATTATTGAATGAAGCATATTGGAAGATCAAACGTCCAAAATAACCATGAGCGGCAACGATGTTATACGTCTCCTCTTCTTGGCCGAACTTGTACCCATAGTTCTGAGATTCTTGTTCAGTTGTTTCACGAACAAGACTAGACGTAACCAAGCTGCCGTGCATCGCGCTAAACAAAGACCCACCAAATACACCCGCGACTCCAAGCATATGGAAGGGGTGCATAAGGATGTTATGTTCAGCCTGGAACACCAGCATGTAGTTGAATGTTCCCGAGATACCCAAAGGCATAGCATCAGAGAAGCTTCCTTGTCCAAAGGGATAGATAAGGAATACAGCGGTAGCAGCCGCCACCGGAGCAGAGTATGCGACACAAATCCAGGGCCTCATCCCTAGTCGATAGCTAAGTTCCCACTCTCGTCCCATGTAAGCATAGATGCCAATGAGGAAGTGGAACACGGTAAGCTGAAATGGTCCCCCGTTGTAGAGCCATTCATCAAGTGAATTAGCTTCCCAAATTGGGTAGAGGTGTAGTCCGATGGCATTGCTGCTCGGAACGACGGCTCCCGATATGATGTTGTTTCCATAGAGAAGACTCCCAGCGACGGGCTCTCGAATGCCATCAATATCGACAGGGGGAGCCGCGATGAATGCAATGATAAAACAAATGGTGGCTGCAAGGAGACACGGAATCATCAGTGTTCCAAACCACCCAACATAAAGACGGTTGTCTGTGCTGGTAATCCAGCTACAGAAACGCTCCCAAGTATTATCTTGAGAGCGGGAGGCTGCAATAGCAGTCATAGGAAGTTAGTTAAGACGTGTTACTTTTACCCGTCCAACTCCAGAGGCAGTGAGACCGATAGCATCAGCCGCACCTTTACTGAGATCAATGTCCCTACCATAAACGTAAGGTCCACGATCGTTGACCGTCACCACGGCACACCGCTTAAAGCACACACGTAGTTGTGTACCAAAGGGGAGTGTCTTGTGCGCAGCAGTAAGGCCGTTTTGATTGTATCGCGATCCACTCGCAGTAAAGTTCCCGTGAAAACCAGGACCGTACCAAGAGCTAATCACCGACAGAGTAGTTAGAATAGGAATCATAATAATAAAGCAAAGAACTTCATATTGATTACTCCTGCTAATCCGCCAATACACTCGCAGTATTGACGGATCTACCAATATGTCAGCAGCCTTTCTTACCGCCGCTGCCCTTACCGCCTTTACCTTTCATTAGAAAATACCAGGAATGAGTTGACCAGTCACAGCGTAAGCTCCAATAGCAGCAATTACGCCAAGCATTGCAAGGCGACCATTCAGTCGCTCAGCACGTTCGTTATGAGATTCGAGATAGTTAGGATCCATATAGATGGGTGGCTCTTTAGCCCAGATGTTATCAGTCATTAGAATTGAAGATTGGAACGCTCAAGCTTGTCTGCAACGTCTTGTCGATATGCAGGATCATTGTCATAGCGAGGGTCGTTCATAGCACGAACAACTTCAGCTTGTGAACGGAAAGCATCAACAGTGTTACGAGGAGCAGAGCCAGTAAGTAACTGACCATCAACACCTACTGAGTCTTGGAAGCGACCATACAAAGCCTGTGCAGCGAAGAACATAGCCAGGGGATCACCACGATCCATCACTGTGTCGTACATAGCGATCTCTTGCTCAGAGAGGTTCTGGCTGGCCCATTGCATCATGGAGGCGTAGTTCTCATCGCCACCAACAGAAGTCTGGATCTGTTGAATGTCTTCAGCAGATGCAACAGGACCTTGCTGTTGGTTCTCTAGGAACATGTTAGCCACATCAATGGGGTCCATGTTAGAGACTTGATTAACTGTCTCCTGATCCCACTGACCTTGACGGAATGACTCCATGATTACATCATAAAGGGAGCCCTCCTCTGACTGATCTTCAGGTTCTTGCCGCTCTACCTGCTCAGGTGCTTCGTCTTGCTGCTTAGAGCTGAGGCGTTTCTGGAGTTCCAGATAACCCCTCTCTAGGTCTTCAGTACTCTTGTACTTACCAGCTAGAAGCTGTTCTTCTTCTTGTGCTAGACGCTCACCAATCTCTAGAGACTCTTGTTCGTCTGCAGAAAGTTGACCGTCTTGCTCATCAAGCGGGTTCAGGGTTAGTTCGTTTGCCATTAGCTGTAATTACGGTGAGATTACCAAGACCTACTGTCTTGACGTAATCGGGTGAACGACCGATAGTTGGTTCTCCAATCTTGCTGGGTTTCATAACAGCAGGAGGTTGCTCCTCCTTAGGAGCTTCTACCTCATTGGAAAGGGGTTGCGGCTTCCTGGACTTCCGGGCTTGGGTTGGTGTTTGATTGTCCATTGAGTTGATTGAGTATTTCGGGATTCTTAGATGGATCCATCATTGGCGTACTAGCTAGGGCAGATGTTTGCTTAGTCATCTCCAGCTGTTGTTGTTGCTGGAAGTTCTGCTCCTGCTCTTGCTGTACCTCTTGCATAGACTTAACAAGGTTCAGTACATCAATACCTTGTGCTGCTGCCAGTCGTTTGATAGCTTCATCTACATTGAGATAGCTACCAATTGCTTCAGGCCCAAGTGTTTGAGCAATGATGGTGAAGAATTGACCGAGGGATTCACGGTCTTGCCCACGTCCCAATGCATTGATGCCTGCCACAATGGTAGGCCGTACAAGATCTTTAGGGATACGCGGGATCTCTTGGTTCTTCTGGAGAACTGAGAGCTTACGGTTTAGGTATGGTACAAGGAACTCAACGGTCAACAGAGAGAACAGTCCACCTAGTTGCTGCTCCAGTTCCATTTGTGTCATGCGTACTTCTTCAGCAGTAGTGCGCTCACTGTTCCTCACATTAAGGATCAGGAATGCTTCACTAAGGCGACGTTCAAGTACTTGCGCCATCTCCATTGCTGTACGGAAGTCAGCAGTTTTACCAACTTGTACAACAGAGATATCATCAGGTCGTCCCTGAACGATGGCTCCGTTGCCTGCAGCGGCGAGTGTCTGTGGTTTGGTAGTACTAGAGGGGGAGACAGTAAAGACCACCTTAGCGGCGACTGCAGAGCCCTCTACGAGTGCTTGCATAAGTGCCTCCAAGGAACGGAGATCTCCGAGGAACTCCTCTACCCTACCTCGTCCAAACGGTTCACCATCGACAACATTAAACCTAAGGACTAGCCAAGGATTAGCCTCAAGCGGTGCCTTACCTTGAGAACCAGGAATGATTTTATCAAAGACTTCCTGATGCCAGATGAAGCGGTTGTTATCACGACGGATGTGTGTGTACACATCAATGTCTTCTTCATTATCAGCACCGTCTTCTCCGGGAGAGTTGACGGGAGTGATTGTATCGATCAGCGGTTGCAGCAACTTACGGCTGATACGTTCGCGAGTGACGATCTCTAAGACTTCACCGTTACCATCTCGATCTACGACATAGCGATTCAAAGGATACAGCTTAAGTCCCTTAGGACCCATGTAGATAAGAGCGTTACCAGCAACAACCAAATGCTTGAGTGCTTGGTGTACGGTAACGCGATCACTAGAAGCTGCAATGATCTCCATCACTGATCTCTCCATCTTTGCAAAGGAAAGATCTAGATCAGACCGTGCTTCAGGAGGAAGATCAACGCCTACCTTGGAGTCATTGAGCTGCAGCTTAAAGAAGCTGGTCTGAGGGGGGAGCAATGCAAGCATCAATTTAGATGCAAGCGTCACGACCCCCTTGGCGCCCACTGACTGCCATGGCGTGATCAACCTTAGATGGGTGGTACGACTGTTATCATCTTCCTGTCGGATGAGATTGGGCAGCGTAAGGTTGGAGCACTGAATTGCTGTATCGAGAAACTGGGTACGATACTTAGTTAGATAATCGTATCTTGTTTTAGCAGTCATTTGATTATCAGTTTAAGCCAACGCCAGATGCGTAGCCGGGAGCATTGCGAATAGTCTTCGATCCATATCCACTGGCATTACGTCCAGCTTTCTGACGACTGCGTTTTGGTGAGCGGAAGCCAGTCGCAGTAGATGGCACTACAGAACCAGCACCACTAACCATTGAATCTGGAGTAACCGCTGGAGTAACCGTGCTTGCCGCCTGCATTTCTGTCGGGGTCATTGGCCCGTTAGTTGCAGGTGTCGACCTAACTCCCGCAGTAGGTGTCGCGGTAGTTGTGCCACCACCAGCGCCAGGCGCCTTATACCCACCAACACCAGACATGATTCTACGTGGAAGCGTTGTGGCAGTGCTTCCTTTTGAACCAATAAAGAGTGCAGATCCTTTATCTTGGCGGCCTGCATTAAGCAATTGCTGGAGGATAGCACTGTCTGGCTCGTAGCCGATCAAGCGGGGATCGGTGTACTTACCTTTCTGGTATTTATTGACAACACCTTGACCAATCAGCATTCCACGACCAACAGCTCTTTCAAGAACCTTTTCGGGATCTCGATCATTCTTTTTGCTGATACTCAGCAGCTCCTTATCTGAAAGGACATTGTTCACACCAGCAGCAGCATTAAGGTTCTGTCGCAAGTTGTTGCCCCTAGTAATACCTCGCCCTGCTTGCTGACCTGAGTTTGGTGCACCTGAGTTTGTTGCACCTCCAGCAGCTAATGAGTCTTCATAAGAAGATGTGATTCCATTATAACCGTAAGAGCCGGGTCGGTTGTAAGGATCAGTACCGAATCCAGCATCCTTAGCAGCCTGGCCAAGACTGATACCCGAATGAGTAAAGAAGCGGTCAAGTTGATCCTGAGTAGCGCCACGAGATTGAGCCTTTTGAATGGCGCCAAGGCCAACCTGTCCATTTTGCTGGTTGATCAAGCTGAGGTATGCACCCCAATCACCGCCAGCCATATCATGTTGACGATCACCAATCCTAGTATTTAGTGCCTGCTCTGGGCTGCTGTAACGATCCAGCGTCACCCTGACTCCATTAGGTGAACCTAACCACTTGTAGTTATTGTTCTCTTTGTTGGTGAAGATACCATCACGGACACCAGCAGCGCCTGACATGCCCCGTGTTTGACCGGCTCCATCAACATAAGTGGCATTCACATCTGCCCATGGATTTCTCCCAAAGTCATAGGGACCACCAGCAGTGTTGGGATAATCACCAGCAAAGCCTAGGCCAAACTTGCCACCTGTTTGGGGTGCTCTAACCGTAGAACCACCCGTTGCATTGCTGCTCTGGTTGCCTTGGCGTTGCGTCTGGTTGTTAGGCCTTCCGCCTCCCATAGGGTTGCGTCCAGCGTTGGTATTTCTACCGTTGTTGCGGTTGTTGTTTCTAGCCATTGTTCTCTTCAGTGAGTCGGTGTTGGATCCACTCGACAACAGAACGTTGGCCCGAGCGGTACATTATTAGTGAG